CACTGTTCTTTCTCGGCTGGCTGGAGGGATGATATGACAGATGACTGTGGAAGACCCCGAAAGGGCAACACGAAGCAGTTGGTCGTCACCCAACGGTGTGCGGAGGTTCAAATCCTTGGTCTGTCACCTAATTAACTTGGAGACAATATGAAACCACTTTGTCTAAATCATTATTCAAAGTTAAATGAAAAATGTAATAATAGTAGTGTCAATATGTGTAATTTTCTTCATTTTCATAGTATCTATAAACTGGGAGCAGGATCAGGAATACAAAAATAAATATTACAAGCGCCAAAGTGGCTCAACGGTAGAGCAACTGCTTTGTAAGCAGTAGGTTGTCAGTTCGAATCTGACCTTTGGCTCCACCCTCCTTTCTTTGCGGGGACTTCTCGCCTCGGCGTATAAAATGCAGGCTTCGACCACTTGCAAGAAGTCCCCGAACTAATGTAAGATGTAATTAGAATCGCTAGACGATCATCTTATGAAATATTTTATTCAAAAACTAAAGGTCAAAGCATAAACGTTATTGTTGTGCTTTTTTTATTATGAAAACGAAAAAGGTTTGTAGATACTGCAATAAAATATATTATAGAAACAAAAAGTTTTCTGATAAACAATGGAAAGAGTCCAAATTTTGTTCAAGAAAGTGCGGAGCCGGTTCAAGAAAAAAATATGAGAGCAACAAGGACAGATACACAGCTTATCGCAGGAGACAGGGTATGCTAAAACAAGGAAGTCCAGAGTTTAAAAGAAAAATATCGAAGTTAACAAAACTGGCTATGAAAAGACCAGATGTACAAGAAAAGATCAGGCAACCGAGAGATTTTGAGTACCCTGAAGAAAGGAAGATAGCACAATCGAATAATTTAAAGGGAAAAATTCCAGCCAATCTGCTTTATCAGAATTGCAAATACCCGAACATACACAGGGGAACATATGACATAAATGGAACAGAGATATTTTTCAGAAGCCGGTGGGAAGCGAACTACGCCCTTTATTTAGATTTTTTGGTAGACCACAAAGAGATTAAAAAGTGGGAATATGAACCAGACAAGTTTATTTTTGAAGAGATAAAATATGGTACAAGAAGTTACACCCCAGATTTTAAGATATTCAACAACGATGGTTCGATAGAGTATTTTGAAGTAAAAGGATATATGGATAGCAAAAGCAAAACGAAGCTAAAGAGAATGGCTAAATATTACCCAGAAACTAAGTTGACATTAGTAGAAAGAGACGAGTATATGGCTATTTATAAGCAGTTAAAGAATATGTTAAATATGTATTAAATTAAGGAGTAAAGTGAAAGAACTAGTACCAGCAGCCGGAAAGGCAGTTTTGGAGAAGATAGAGAAAGAATATGAAAGCGGAGCATCGGCAGGAATGATATTAGCTGAGAATAATGCCTCTTCTACTATCGGAAAGATAATAGCAATCGCTGATCCCTCCGGTGAAGATGAAAAGTCTGAGTTTAAGGTAGGGGACGAGGTAGCCTTTTCAGATATGGTCGCTTCGGTGGTGAAAGTTGAGAATAAGATATATCACGTTATAGAACAAAACGAAATATTAGGCAAAATTAAGGAGTTGAAAAAATGAGCAAAGAACTACTATTCAGCGATCAGGCAAAAGAAAAGATTAAAAGAGGTGTTGACGCTGTGTACAGGGCGGTATCAAGCACTTTGGGACCAAAAGGCAACAACGTTGCGATTGAAAGAAGTTATGGCACACCGGCGGTATTACACGACGGGGTAAGCGTAGCCAAAGAGATTATTTTGAAAGACAGGTTTGAAAACCTTGCAGCTTCATTGACTATCGAATCCGCCCAGAAAACGAACGACTTGGCTGGGGACGGGACAACAACCGCGACAATTCTAACCAAGGCCATCGTTGACGAGGCATTTAAAAATATTGCTTCCGGCGCAAACTCTATGCTAATGCGAAAGGGAATAGAAAAAGCAGTTGAGGACATAGTTAACAGTTTGGAAAATATGGCAAGGGAAGTTAAAGGTGGCAAGGATATAGAAAACATAGCAACAATATCTGCTCAAGACGAAAAGATAGGAAAGATTATAGCTGACGCTATGGAAAAGCTAGGCAAAGATTGTGTTATCGCAGTTGAAGAGGGCAATACAACCGATATGGAAATCGAATATAAAGAGGGTATGGAGTTCAGCAAAGGCTATATCAGCCCCCACTTTATTACAGATCATACATCCGGCGAAGCTGTAATTGAAAATGCCTTGATAGTAGTTGCAAATATGAAACTGAGCAATGTTTCAGAGTTCCAGCGTCTTGCGCCGGTGCTAGATAAAATGGTAAACGCCGGTAAAACAAAATCGCTAGTAGTGATAGCAGACGATGTTTCCGATGTTTTTCTGAACTCTCTTATAATGACAAGGATAAAGGGAGGTTTGAGTACACTAGCAATATCGGTGCCGGGCTTTGGAGATCAGAAAGTGGAACTATTGAAAGATATAGCATACTCAGTTGACGCTGATCTGATAGACGAAAACTCTGTTACCACGCTATCTAATTTAGATGAAAAGAGTTTCGGCAGAGCTAACAAAGTCGTTTCAACCAAAGACAGCACAGTTATAATCGGTGGCGATGCGAACAAAAGCGTGAAAGACGGTAGAATAAAACAACTCAGGGAGCAGTTAGAAAACAAAGATTTGAACGAGTTCGAAAGAGAGAGAACAGAAGAAAGACTAGCCAAGCTTACCTCTGGAATAGCCGTTATCAACGTTGGGGCAAGTTCAGACGCCGAGGTTAAAGAGAAAAAAGAAAGATGCATTGACGCCATATCTGCTACCAAGGCAGCAATCGAGGACGGCATTGTAGCCGGTGGTGAAACAGCCCTCATTTACTCCTCAATCAATGATGTAGAGCTTGATAATGCAGACGAGCAAAGAGGTTACGAACTGGTAATAAAAGCCTGTCAGAAGCCATTTGAGAAGCTAATGGAAAACTCAGGTTACAACTCCGGCGCTATGCTCGGAAAGATAGAAGTTATGGAGTACCCAAATGTTATAAATGTTATGACCGGCAAAACGGAAGATGCTTTCGAATCCGGTATTATAGACCCTGTGAAAGTAACTATCTCGGCGCTTAAAAACGCAGCTTCAGCAGCAACAATGCTTATGACTACTGATTGCTTAATAGTGGAAGGCAAAGATGAAAGAGGTAATGAAGAAACTGGGGCAAAGCAAATTTAGAGTAATTGTAGATTTGCCCTGTTGCCACGATAAAGTTGAAATAACAAAGCCAACAGATCACTTGCTCAGTTGCAAACAATGCAATAAAAAGTTCGTGTTCCGTTGGTCTAGGGCTGGTGAACATCGGGTAAGGTCAGTATGAACGACCCTAGGCTATTTATCTATGTGATGTATTTTGTAGTAATAATATATATATGCTTTTTCTGCCTATTTTTTATCACGTCAGCTCTTACAATCGCTATATTTCTAACAGGCTTTTGGCTTGGAAAGAATAGTGTGCATATACCTGTGGATAACCCCGTTAAAAAAGAAAAGGTAAAACTTGACTTCCCAGAGCGCAGAAACTCTGGTGCCGTAAAATCAAAAGTGAAGAATAAGATAACAAAGAAGCAAGATGAAGAGAAAAGCGGAGTAATGGCGGAACTTTTAAATGATTTGTAATAACTGCAAAAGCGAAACAAGGATTGTCAGGAAGCGCGGAGATCAGGAATACTGCCCTAATTGTTCCGGCTTGAAACAAAACGGAAAGACAAGGCCAGACGGGGTGCTGACTAGGAGTAGTTTCAGGATTAGGTCGGAATCGTCAAAGAACGAGGGCGATATGATAACGCCACACTTCTACAACAAGGAAAAAAGGGCGATGGACATCAACCCAGACTTTATAAAGAAATACCCAGGTCAAGCCAAAGAGTTCTTTAATAGGGAGGAACTGGACAAAGCCGGTTACAAGAAGTTAGACATTTCAAAAAGCTCTACCAAAGAAGAAAAAGCACAAACTCAGGGCGATAGCCAAAAAGCAATTAAAAATATATTAGGAGAATAAAATGGAAACAAAAGATGTGAAGATTAAAGAATTGAAGTTTGCAGAGTACAACCCTCGTATTATCAAGGACGACGAGTTCGAGAAGCTGAAGAACAGCGTCAAGACTTTCGGCATTGTAGAGCCGATTGTGGTTAATAAAGATTTCACAATTATCGGAGGACACCAAAGAGTTCGGGCAGCGGAAGCTATCGGCATTAAAGACGTGTCTTGCAACTTTGTTGATTTGAACAAAATGCAAGAGAAGAAACTCAATCTGGCATTGAACAAAATACAGGGTGAGTGGGATAATGAAAAGCTATCAGAGCTGATCCACAGCATAGATGATATAGCGCTTACCGGCTTTAACGATGTTGAAATGAAATTCGTTGAGGACATAGCGGGGTTTGGATCAGGCGGGGCGCTTGATGACGGGGAATTTAAAGACTTTCCGGCGGGTGAATTATCAGATCAGCGTTTGAAATTAGTATTTTACTATGACGATGCTTCGGAGTTTGAAAAAATGCACAAGTTTTTTGGAGGCAAGAGCTTTCACGATAAAGATAAATTAAGAGATGCGGTGGCACTATATGAAGCTCAGTGATAAAAAATACGGAAGCCCAAGAATAACAAACGAGGTACTTGATTGCTCAATGCCTATGACTTTTGATCAGTACTCGAATTGTGGATATTACTGCTTGTATTGCTTCTCTAGCTTTCAAAGGGACATAAGAGGCAAGGAGGGCGGGTCAGACTCCGACTGCGCCCACTAATCAAGGAAAAATATGAAACCTAAATATAGCAAGGGAATGAAAGACAATCTCTGCGAACTGATCGCCGGTGGCGCTAGTAAAATGGACGCTTGCGCTCTAAATGATATATCGAGTGAGTCTTTTTATAATTGGCAACAACCGGAGGTCAAAGACGAAAAGACCGGTGAACTTATAAAGAACAAGCAATACCACTCTGAATTGGCTGATGCTATAAAAAAGGCAGAGGCAAAATGCAAGACCAGAAACATCGCAATCGTTCAAAGAGCATCGGCGGGACACAAGCTAACAAGGACTAGAACGCTATCAAGCGGTGAAAAGGTGGTAGAGGAGTATTGGGAGGCAAAGCCACAATGGACTGCTGCCGGTTGGTGGCTCGAAAGGAAGTATCGAGATGAGTTTGCACTTCGACAGGAGTTGACCGGCGGGGGCGGTGAAAAGCTAGAGCCATTTGTCATATATAAGCCACAAAAACTAACAGTCGAAGAGGCAGAAAAGGAGACCAGAAATGAATAATCTCGATGATTTTAAGAAGAAGTATCTGAAACAAGGAGAGCCAAAGACAAAGAAGAGTATGAAGCCGATATTAGTCACAGAGGAGGACTGGAATATATATTATGATGTTCTCTTGGCTGATAATGTAAGAGAAGATTATGTAGAAAAAGGCTTTTATATCTACCACCCGGAAGATAATACTATCGGTAGGCAAAAAGAAAAGTTTACTACTGGGGTACTAGCTATGACTTATATGGGGATACCAGTAGTCAGAGAAAAAGATTTGAAGAGATACAAGGAAGAAAAGATAAATCTGAGAAGAAGTATTACTAGAGCCTATACAATAGGTGGAGTTGGCGCAGAAAGAGAAGAAATAATATCAAGTTTGTTAAAAGATATAAACGAGGGGGCTGAAGTTGTTTTGTCCGAGAGCACAAATAATTTTATATTTATAATCACAAGGGGATAAAAAAAGCACGCCAATACGTGGCGTGACTAACTGATCTGATACCTCAGACCTTAGGTAAGGATATATCAAGAGTACTTTATAACTATTCATAAGATTTGTCAAGTATGGCGCACTGGAAACCACACCCTGGACCACAAGAGAAAGCGCTGATGCGCCCAGAGTTTGAAGTATTATATGGTGGTGCAAGGGGCGGGGGCAAGACAGACGCCGGTATTGTTACGATGACAGACTATGTGTATCACCCCGAATACAGAGGGCTAGTAATTAGAAGAAATGCAGACGATTTATCAGATTGGTTTGACAGGGCAACTCGTATGTATGCCGGTTTTGGCGCTAAAGGCGTTGGCGGTAGGCTGTTCAGGTTTCCTAACGGTGCTAAAATTAGAACAGGCCACTTGAAAGACGATCAGGCTTATACAAAATATCAGGGACACGAATATCAAAAGGTTTTAATCGAGGAGTTAACACAGATACCAGACGAGAAAAGGTATCTACAACTTATATCATCTTGTAGGTCAACAATACCGGAACTTAGACCTCAAATATTCTCTACCACAAACCCTGGCGGAGTTGGTCACGGTTGGGTTAAATCAAGGTTTGTAGATCACTTGCCTTGGGGACAACCTTTCAGCGTAAAAGGCGACAGACCTAGAATATTCATACCGGCGAAAGTAGATGATAACCCAACGCTTGTAGATAACGACCCGGAATATGTCAAGTTCCTAGATAGCTTGAAAGATGTTGACGAGCAATTGTATAAGGCTTGGCGCTTGGGAAGTTGGGACGTGTTTAGCGGTCAGGTATTCAGGGAGTTTTCAAGACAGAGGCACGTTACACTAGAGCTAGACTTCAAGCTGTCAGATTGTAAAAAGGTGATAGGTTTTGACTGGGGTTACCGCGCTCCGGCAGCGGTGATCTGGTTGGCAATAGCCCCGCCGAACAGGTTCGGAGTATCAAGAGTATTTGTTTATCGAGAGCTATATATCACCGGCAAAGAGCCGGAAGAATTAGCCAAGCTGATAAATATATTTACATCGAAAGAGAAAACAGAGTATATGGTATTACCCCACGATTGCTACTCAAGACCAAGAGGCGGGAGCAGTATTTCAGAGGTATTTGATAAAGAGATAAAAACTCGTATGGTACAAGGTAACACAATGGGAAAGGGCGCAAGGTTAAACCGAGTAGCGATCACCCACAAGATGTTGTCCGAGGCAGAGGACGGAAAACCGAGGATGCAGTTCTTGCCAAAAGTAGAAAACACGCTTAGGACGCTACCAGAGCTTATTTATGATGAAAGTAACGTTGAGGACGTTGACACTACCGGCGAGGATCACGCATATGATGCCCTATCAATGGCACTATTATTTGTAAGAGATAAGTACAAGCTGCTTTCCGGCGCTGTTAAGAAACCGTATAGACCACAACTTAGGACGGAACGGACTTTCCGGCAAAACGAAAAAGGCGAGATGCTTAGCCCTAATTTTAATAAGGCTTTCAAGAACAGATTGAATAAAAGGTCAAAAGGACAAATTGAAAACATTAATGTATAATAACACTATGGAACAAGCAACCGTATCTGTTTGGCTCGACAACAACAGCGATAGCGTTTTAAAGAAGTTTTATTGCATACATTGTGGCAAGGTTGTTTTTGAATACTATGATAATGTTAAAATGATAGTGGTTGGCGGACACGAAATAAAAGCGCCAAAGGTAATACAATGCAAGGGATCAGTTGTTAAAAGCGATGCCTGCGGGAAATATACTACTAGATGCAAAGCTAAATATTATGTGAGGTAATTATGGAAGATGAACTAACAAACGAAACAGAACAATCTGAGGGAGTATCAAGTGTAGAGCCTGGTTTTTCCTTGAACATAGATGAAGATGAGCTGATAGCTGCAATCAACGAAAAACAAAAAGAAGCGGGAGCGCTTGAAACAAAGTTGAAGATAGATACTAGGTCAAAAGCAAACCTAGCTTTCTACAAAGGCGACCAGTACGACCCAGAGAAAATAGAAGAGTGGCAGTTGCCCTATATCGACAACGTGATAAATCAAGACCTAGAGTACAGATTATCACTAGCAACAGCCAAGCTACCGGACATAATTGTTACTGCGCCGGAAGATACAGAAGAAAGCAAAGAGTTGGCTGATGAAATAGAAGCCGGTCTGCGTATGAAGATCAGCGACAAAAAGCGTATGCACAAAGCCGGTTTAAGAAATATGCACTTGTTCTATCTAGGCGCTATCAAGGTGCGCTGGGACGAAAACCAAGACGAAAACGGCGACTTTGTATTCGAGATAATCAAGAACAAAAACATATCTTTCGACCCAGAGGCAGTAGTAGCTGATGACGGTTACACCGCCGACAATGTAGATTACATCTTCGAAACTATTACAGAGCCTCTATCAGTTGTGCTGGCGAAGTTTCCGAAGAAAGCGACCGAACTCAAAGAAGCGATCAGCGCCCAAAGTGGCGATGCTAAAAAGAAAAACCCAACCATTAAATATACAGAGTGTTGGTTTACTTGGTATGGCGATGACGGAAAAGCGCAAGAGGGTGTTTGCTGGAAGTACCAAAACATAATCCTAGACAAGCAAAAAAGCCCATACTACGATTGGGACGGTTTCGAGGAATATGACGGGGAAACAGACGATGACGGAAATCCTAAATCAAATGAGAAGTTTAACAATTATTTCCGAGTGGCCAGAAAGCCATATATTCTATATTCCTACATCAACCTCGGTGATAGTGTCTATGAAGCAACAACGCCGGTGGAACAATCAATACCTATTCAGAAGATTATCAACAAGCGTGGCAGACAGATTACTGAAATATCTGATCGTGCAATACCTCGGTTGGCATTTTCCGGTAAGTACATAGAGAAAGAACAGGCGCAGGAGATCAGCCAAGACCCTACCGAGAACATCTGGATTGAGGGCGCTGAACGAGTGTCAGACGCTATGCAAGTTATACCGGCAACCCCGCCAAACCCGATACTTTATCAGGATATGCTCTCATTGAGAGGACAAGTAGATAACAAGTTTTCAACCAATGCGCAAACAAGGGGCGAAACAATGTCAGCGGAAAGTGGAGTATCAAAGCAGATCACCCGCGAGGGCAACCTATCAGTATCAGATGACATTATAGATATTGTTATAGAGCGCGTAGTGTTCGAAATGGCAGGTTGGGCGCTTCAAATGATGAAGCAATTCTACACAGATACTCATTACATAGTCAGTATGGGGAAAGACGGGGAACTAGTGAAAGCAGCGCTAGACAGCGCCAAGATAGACCCCGAAATGAAGATAAATGTTAAGGCAGACAACAGCGATGAGCAGACAGTTCAGGGCAGAGCCATTGAAATGGTAGGAGTCAAGGCCATTGACCCACTTACTTTAAATGAAGATTTAGATGTAGCAAACCCTAAAGAGAGAACACGCAGATTGCTTTCTTTCTTACTAGGCGAGGGCGACGGTTATGCGAAGTATAAAGAGGAGGCAGGACTTTTGGAAGAAGGAGATGTGCCACCGGAAAATGCAGGGGCAGGTATGCCAGGTCAAGAGGGCGCTGAAATGCCTCCACAAGAGGGCGCGGTAGCTCCGGGTGCAGAAATGCCACCGGCAGAAGAAGCGGGAGCGCCGACAGGACAGGAGCAACAATCTATGGGAGCGGATCAGGCACAGCAAGATTTACAGGCACTTTTACAGGGACAAATGCCTCAACCACAGGGACTACCGGGCAGAGATTACATCGAGGTATTTATCAGACTAGTGCAAAGCCCAGAGTTTGACAATATACCAGAGCAGACACAACAGCTAATCACTCAATATGTGCAGAGTCTAAAACAAATGATAGGTTAATATGGACTTCAATATCAGGTCAATTTATAACGACGAAGATGACCGGAAAAAGCTAACCCAGTTCGGGAGTAGCATTTGGGACTCATCTGTCGGCAAGAAGATTAAAAGCTCCTTAGGAGGCGCCAAGAGCAGTATTGAGAGGTACTTCGAGCCAACTCCCAACGTTCGTGCGCGGGACATTTTTAGGGAATTAGGCTCACAAGTCGGCGAAATGGGTAAATCAATGGTGCCAAACGAAGAAGAACAGAAAGCATCTATCAGACCTATGGAAGTCGAAATGGGCTTAAAAGACCGCTTGGGTTGGATAGCCACCGGCAAAGCCCCGCAACTCACAGAACAAGAAGAAAAGGGCGGAAAAGAACAGATAAACAAACTGCTCAATTTCATTATGGCAGCGACTTCGGGACCGGACACTAAAAATGTCAGACCGGCTCATCAAGAGGCTATCGAGAAAGCTATCAATTCAGGAAACATACAAAAAGCCAAAAGCATTATAAAGAAAATGCCGAAGAACGACCCCTACCGCAAGTCAATGGAAAATATGATTGATACAATGAAACCGGCGGGGACTACAAAGAAGATTACTGATCTAATATCTCACGAAGATGTAGATGTCCCAACTGTCAATGCTTACAAAGAAGCCATAGAGGGAGGGCAGACGCTTGAGCCGGTTAAAATCATAAAGGAGGGTAAGAGGTGGGGAATTGAGGACGGAAAACACCGCTTTCAAGCCTACAAGGAGCTAGGCTATGACGAGGTGCCGGTTGAGATCATAAAACCAAAGGAATTATTAAATAAAAGCCTAGTATATCTGAGGGACAAAAAGAACAAGTACGCGGGTAGCAGGTCAATAGACAAACTCAGAAAAGAGGAAGTTTACAACATAATCGAGGGCAGAAAACTGATAGGCGGAAACCTAGATACTCCTATGTCGCAAATGACAAATAAGGGTTATAATAGTTATAAAGATAATGTATTAAAAGGAGTGGCAAAGGCTGCGAAGAAGCTCGGAGTGTCTTATAAGCACAGATCACTGAAAGATGTTATGTCAGAAATTGAAAAACTAATTAGAATTAACAAAAATATTTAACTTCGAAAGAGAGCATTTAAAATGCCTAAAGGAGTATATAAAACAAGATTACCGGCTAGAGTTATGTCGGAAGAAACTAAAAAGAAAATTAGTCTTTCTTTGATTGGAAACACACGCACGAAAGACAAACCTTGGTCTAAAAAAAGGAGAGAAGCGCAGAAAAGTGTTATTTCTAGTGGTTGGAAAAATCACGTCAAAAAGCCGGTGATAAAAAATGGAAAAGAATACTGCCCTAATTGGGAAGAATTAAGAAAGGAAGTCTATAAAAGAGATAATTGGATTTGCCAAGAGTGCGGTGCAAAATGTCATAATACTAAAGACAAGAAAATACAATGCCACCATATAGATTATGATGAAAAGAACAATAACGAAACTAATTTAATTACATTATGCGTAAGTTGCCATATGAAAACAAACTTTAATAAAGAAGATTGGAAAAATTATTTTAACGAAAGGATTTAAAATGCCCGAAGAAAACAAAGGTATGGAGAACTTTCTAACTCCACCAGTAAATGACACATTTAACGTTGAAAATCCGGAAGAAAAAGATGACGGGGGCGATTTGGATGAAGAGAAAAAAGACGAAAAGCCCGAAGATAAGAAAGACGAAAAGCCGGAAGATAAGTCGGCAGAAGCCCTAGCAGCTGTATCTGATAAAATAGATGCTATTGCTGGTGATGTCAGAAAGCAAGACGACAAGATTGACGCACTAAATCAATCTATTGCCGAGCCGGAAGTAAAACCGGAAGAAAAGAAAGAGGGTTTTGTTCCAAAGAGTTGGGACGATATGCCAGAAATGGCAAAGGAAAAAGCTGAGGAAGTTTATAATGCCAAAGAAGCTGAAAAGGTAGAGGCGCAAAAGAAAGCCAAAGATGCAGAAGTAACAGATCAGAAAAACATTAATGCTTTCATAGACGATGAGCTGAAGTTTATAGAAGATAATAGTATATTGGCAGATGTTACTGATCCAAACGACCCGGAAGATGTAGGTGTGCTAGAACGTAAAGAATTGTTTGGCTTGGCATTGAAGATGAAAACAAATGCCCTGCGGGACGTTGCGGTACAAATCAAGACCTTGCACGAACAGGGCGTAAAGTACGACTTTCGAACACAGAAATATACCAGATTTAAAGCAGACGCTAGTGGAAAGTTCGCGCCGGTTGGCTCGTCAAACAAGAAAGTAACGCAAGACGCTAGCAAGAAACCGACCTACTCTGAAATACAAAGCAAGACGATGGATCAGCTTGCAGATGAGTTTATGGCGGGGTAAATTGACAACGTAATTTAAATACTGCTAGAATAAAACATAGAAGGCTTAAAGCAATCCACGATTTTGGGTTGCTTTTTTGCTAAAAAAATTATTAATGAAAGGAATTGTTATGCAATTCGGTGAAAAAGTTACAGCTTTGACACAAGATCACTTGCTGCCAAAAGTTGTAGATAGTGTTCTCGGCGGAAACGTACTAGCCCTAAGACTTATAGGGAAAGCAAAGCGCGGAGCTGGAGAGTCTATCAAAAAAGCGTTTAAGTATGAAAACTCAGGTTCTGCTGGTTCGTTTTCTGGCCTTGACACTTTCACAGCTGCGGAGCTAGACACAAAAAGCACTCTTCAGTATTTCTTGAAAGGTGTTAGAATCCCAGTTGCCGTATCAGGTATGGCGGGTGTTGCTAATGGTGTTAGCCAGACACAAGTAACCAACCTTGTTAAAAACTCTCTTGAGGAATCTCAATCAGAGCTTATGGACGAAATCGGCGATCAGATTTATGGTGACGGAACAGGAAACTCAAACAAGGACTTAATCGGTTTGGGCGCGATTGTAGATGACGGAACAGATGTAGCAACTATCGGCGGAAAATCTAGGACTACTTACCCAGTTCTTGACGCGATTAGAACTGCATCAGGCGGAACAATGAGCCTAGCCAAGTTAGCCACTTTGTACTCTGCTGTTTGTAGCGGTACTCAGATGTCTAGCCCAACACTTATGGTATCTGACGAGAGCGCTTGGGACTTGTATGAACAGCTTCTAACTCCGACTGTTAGAGAGAATTATACAATGATGGGTTATTACCAGGTTGGAAGAGACGGCGGAGCAAAGCGCGGTGAATCTCTACAAGGAACACAGGGCTTTACAGCAGTTACCTACAAAGGAATACCATTTGTTCGTGACGAAAAAGCTACTGAAGAGAACGTGTTTATGCTTAACGAGAATTGGATTGATTACTACGGTTGGGACGCTTCCGGTATGTTCGGTTACAAAAAGGTTGCTTTCACTCAGGACACTCAAGAGGGTGTTAGTGGTGAAGCTCCGATCAGTAACTTTACCGGCTTCAACTGGAGCGGTTTCAGAGCGCCTACAAATCAGTTCTCTGGAGTTGCTGACATTGTGCTTCTTGGAAACTTGACTACTTGGCAGCCAAGACGACAAGGTCGATTGACAGGAGTAAACGCGGTTTAATTATTAATCTATTTGGAGACTATTATGAAAATGGAAAGTATAGCACAAGTTATGGATTTCGACCCTATGAACATTAGAACAGAAGAGGGCGCTACTCATAACATTGGCGAAGCTGTAAGAATGGCGGATCAGAGAGTTTTTAGATACGCAAAAGCAAGTGCAGCGTTGGTTGCAGGCTATCTATATTGCGCTGCTGCTCCGAAAACAAACCACCACAACGTGGCTGCTACGGTTGCTGCTGCGATTGGTGCGAAAAAAGTGACAGTACAGCTAGGGGCTACTGCTGCGGTTGCAAACGAATACGCAGAGGGCTACTTCGTTGCTTCTGACAACGCGCCAGAGGGACAGACTTACAAAATTAAGTCCCACCCGGCTGCTGACTCAGCAGGTACTCTTGAGATCACTTTGTTTGACCCGCTAAAAACAGCGGCGACAACAGCTTCAGAGTTCTGCTTAGTACACAACAACTACATTGATGTTGTTGGTTCGACAACTCAGACACATACCCCTGCGGGAGTGCCTATGGTTGCCGTAACTGCTGCTGATGATTATTGCTGGTTGCAGACTGCTGGTATTTGTGCGATTTTAGCTGATGAAACAGTTGCAGTTGGTGCAGAAGCTACTATTGGTAGCTCGGTTGCCGGTGCTGTTGAGACAAAAGACTCAGACTTAGAGAAAGTGGTTGCGATGGCACTTGTTGCCGGTGTTGATACAGAGTTCAGACCAATGATGTTGGAAATTGGATAGTAGATATTTAAAAAATTAATAAAGTCGCCCCCGATGACGAGAAAATGCCGAAAGGCTATTCAGGTCGGGTAGTGAAAGCGCGACAAGTAATGAACCCTCATACTTGTTATGGGGGTTTTTTACAGAAAGTCATTATGGCAGAAGAAAAAGAAGTGAAAAAAGGAAAAAAGAAAGCACAGGTTAACCCGAATTACTACAAGAGTTATGACATCAAGTGGTTGAGAAGTGTTAAAGAAGATCACCCAGACGGTTACTTGGTTGACGAGTACGATAGGAAAAAGAAGAAATAATTAATTTGAAAGGAAAGTAAGATGACATCAAAAGCAAGAGACTTTATTCCAGCCCTAAAGTATGGGCATAAGATTTACCCAGAAGATATCGCCGGTATGATTGGACTACCCTCGATTGGCGACATTTGGTATGTTGACCCAGGTAAGTCTGTTAGCGGTGGAGGTACTTCGAGAGAAGATGCTTTCAAGACAGTTGCAGAGGGCTTGGCAGCAGCCACAGCAGATCAGGACGATGTAGTTTTGATCACCCCCTCAAGCTCAACAGGAAGAACAACAGAAGCAGTAGCAATCAACTGGAACAAAAGACGAACTCATTTGATAGGCTCGACAGCTCCGACCGCTTTCAATCCAAGAGCCGGTATGTCATTTAGTTCAGCAGTTGTATCGCCTTGTTTCACAATTTCAACAAGAAGTTGTATTTTTAAGAACTTCACTTTGTCCAATATGCAGGACATAAATGTTACGGTTGAAATGACCAGCGATTACAATTACTTCGAGGGTGTTCACTTTGCGGGTATGGGAAACGCTACCGCCGGTGATGATACCGCAGCTAGAATTATCAGATTAAACGGATCAGGTGAAAATACATTTAACAACTGTACAATCGGTTTAGATACCGTTTTGAGAACAGGAGCTAACGCTTCAATAGAGTTTGTAACTGCAAAGAACAACGCTAATAACCAGTTTTCCAACTGTATCTTTACAATGGCCGGAGACGCAGATGCGCCTAGGCACTTGTTCGTTGAGGACTCAGGTTGTAATAGGTTTGCATTGTTCGACCATTGTAAGTTCTTTGACAATTCAGATACTACTGGCATAACAACCCAGACTGATGTAATTAACGGTGGTTCAGGAACAGACCAAGGTGGAGGTGTGATATTGAAAGATTGTATCAATGTAGGCTCTACTGGTTGGTCAAATGAAGTAACAGGAGTTAAGATACTCGGCGGAATCAATAACGATACCGAATTGACAAACTACTGTACTGGTGTAAACCCAGCAGCTTAATTCAATGTAATATTGGGGGAGTTAGTCGGTATGTTAACTCCCCATTAAATGGGAGGCATTATGACTTATAAAATTGCACTAGTTTGTTCGCTTTGCGACGGTACAGGCGAAGTTGAAGTGGACGGGCAAAATGAGCCTTGTGTTTCTTGTGGTGGAGATGGAAAGCTAGGCGAGGGAACAATAGAGGGCGCGACAGAAATCGCTGATCTAGCAGACAAGGTTGACGATTGCCTTGTTAAACTTGACGATATAAAAGAGAAGTTAGCCGAATAAATACTATCTCTTTTTGTTGACTTGGCATTTTTTGTGTATAATTAAGAAAAGGAGATAATATTATGAGAACTTCAAGCACTTTTTACAGAGATGGAAACAGAGTCCCGATCACAAAAGAGGGCATTATTACCAAGAGAACAATAACCTTTGCAGGCGCTACTGCTGATGCTTGGGGAAATGACGGAGGAGCATTAGACGGATCAGCGATATTCACTGTTACTGGTCTATGTTTTGTACAGCTTATAGCTAAATGTGTTACTAGCTTAACCGGCGCGTCAGCCACAATAGAAACAGGGATAACAGGCGACACAGCTATATTTATGCCAACTGAAACCTCTACCCAGATTGATGCAGATCAGATATGGTTTAATGACGCTGGCAACGCTGCTTATGGCATTATCGGGGGTGAAACTGCTGCTGCCGGAAACCTACCTAAATACGCTTTAAACGACAGCGACATAATTCTAACTTTCAAGACCGCCGATACCGAAGCCGGAGTATTAGACTTTTATTGTATTTGGGTGCCTATTTCAGATGACGCGAATATAGAAGCGACAACAACCTAGTTTATTTTTAATTAAATAAAGGAGAGCATTTAAAATGCCTAAAATTAGCGAACAGGACACTTTAGTTGTCCAGAATATTGACCTAAATTGTAGCTTTATTGACCCAGAGAATGGCGTCAGTCATAGCAAGTATTTTGAAGTTAAGTATGACGGGATTCCTCACAGAATTGAACCGGGTAAGATTAGACCTTTTCCAAGGTATCTAGCCGAGCATTATGCGAAGCACTTGGCAGACCATATCTTGATGAAAAAGGAAACAGACGAGGGCAGAGTTGGGCTTATGCGAAACAAAGTTGAAAGAAAGAAAGTGCTAGAGCAGATAATTCTGGGTGTGGATAACTATTTTTACTCAGATGTAGAAGAAAAGAAAGAAGAAAAGGAAGATAAATCTCTTGTAGAAGAACGGATGTATGACCCGAACAAACCGAAAGAAGTAAAACTAGATGATTTAGAGGAAGTCGATGACGAGCCGGAAATGACGCCAGAGGAAACCGAAGTAATCAGGCCACTCAAGACCAAGAAAGAACTATTTGCAGAGTGCGAGGAACTTGAAATAGTAACCACCGGAAAAGAAACGGTTGACGATTTGTATAAACTTATAGAAAAGTTTTAATTATGGAAAAAGAAACTATCAAAAACTTTGCTGAAGCAGCAGAGATTGTTGCTGATACAATAAATAAGTTTACTGATCAAAAAATAGAACTAGAAGTAGAGGTAGCTAAAAAGAAAAGGGAGCTACAAGAAACCGAGGTAAAACTCAAAAAGCAATCAGGCATTTTTCTTGAAACCGAGAAGAAGTTGCACGATATGGAAAAGACAAAAGAAAAGATGATAAAAGAGAGCAGGAAAGAGCTTGAAAAGAACACAGAGGAACTTGAAAAATACAAGACCGGTGTTGATAAGTGGGCGGAAAGAAAGAGGCAAGAAGTTAAACTGCAAATAGAGGAGTTTGACGACAGAGAAAAGGTAATCGAGGAAAGAGAAAGCAAGGCGCGGGGCGCGACAGAGGATTTGCTAGAGAACAGGGGAAAGTTAGAAGAAGAAAAAGAAGATTTGTTGCACAGGGAAGAAAATGTAACAGATGATACACAAAGATTGAAAGAGGCAACGACTGATCTAAACGAGGAAAGAAGCTCCATAGAGGGCGACAGGGCGTCTGTCAGGGCGGAAAAAAACAAGTCAAAGGAACGTGTTGACGAAATAAACAAAAAAGAAGTTCAGTTGAAAGAAGCCGAGGACAAGATTTTAGAAAAGGTGGCTACAATTAAAAGAGCTACCGAAAAGCTAGAAATAGAAAAGAAAAATATAGAGAACAGATCAGCTGAGATTAAAAAAATGGCTGAGAAGTTGGCTAAAAAAGAAATATGGCTTAACGACAAGGAAAGTACTCTAAAAACAAACATCAATTTGTGATAGAATAGCTGTATGAGCAACGAAAATGCAAAAAGAGATGATAACCGTACCGTCGTTCTTTTAGCTGTTACCAACGACAGTGATCTTGAAAGAAAACAGCTTCGGGTTGACCCTGCGACCTTGAGATTATTGACTAACTCTACTATCACCGGCACGATCACCGCCGACAACCTTGGAAGTGCAGTTATAAATGGGCAGAAAGCAGTTGCAGTTACTAACACAGCGATTGCCGTTGTTGCTGCTGAAACCATAGTAAAAAATGGGGTGATTATACAAGCGCTTTCCGGCAATTCCGCAAGTGTATATGTTGGCGGAGCGGGGGTTACTTCTTCAAACGGTTTTGAACTACAAGCCGGACAGGCCACTTCAATAGCAATAGATGATCTAGCTTCTGTCTTTGTTAACGGTACAGCCGGTGACGGAGTTTGCTTTATAAGTTCAGTTTAGGAGTATCAAATGAGTCCATTACTACCATTTGGAGCGCCGATAGGCATATCGCAAACAAAAGCTGATCTGCGCTATTTTACAATAGACCAAACCGAAGTTCAGACGGTGATAAATGGAGCGCCGATATTTAATGGCGGGTTAGATTTAACAGATATAGAATATAGAAGAATCTCTAGAAATGAATTGCAAATATCAACCGCAACTCCAGCAGATGATAATCTTACAGTAACTTACAACGTCAGGGATTTATACCTTAGATGTAGTGCCGGTGGGGGGATAAATGCAGTAACTTATTTTCAAGTATATGGTACAGCAGCGTATTCAACCCCTATTTCTATTCAGAACAAAGCTGGTGGTGCTGACCCTGGAGTTGGCGTAAATATGCCAGACGGGCTGATGATAAAGAACGATATAATCACTACTGATAAGTTTGATACAAACTATATTCGTTTTCAGGCTTATGACGGGTCTGATTGGCAAACAGCAGCAGAGCTGATCGATGGTCGGCTCGACCTACAAAGAACAGGAAGCGCGATACCTGCTACGAACTCCACATACAGTTTAGGCTCTACATCTCTCAGATATTTGAAATTATGGGCTGATGACATAGAATCTACAAATATGCCAACAGTCGGGGGTACATCGTTATCTGATACATTTGTAGATGTCGCAGGCGATACAATGACGGGTGACCTAGATTTGGACACTCATCAATTACGGGCCAAGGACATACTAGCTTCTAACCGACAGCTAACGCCTTGGATGTACAACGGAATAGGCGTACCACCACTTAAACTTGCAGTTACTACATCTAATGCAGATTCTAATTATTACTATCGTGATATAACCTCGGTCACTAACTA